TGAGGAACATTTTAATGGGAGGTGATTAGATGAAAGTAGCAGTTAGCCTAACGATTGACGAAGAGGTGCTGAAAAAAGCAAAGAAGATTGCCACAAAAGAAGGAAGAAGCCTCTCAAACTATGTCAATGCTTTCCTAAAAATGTTGGTCAAAAAGCCTGCCAAGGAGGCCCAATAATGCCAAACATAGATACACTGGAAGCGGCTTTAGACGTAGCCGATCCAGACAACTATGTCTATATCGACCACACATTCGGTGATGTCATGAGCAATCCTAAGACCCCTGAGGACTATATGCTTGACAAAGAGAAATTTTCCTCTTTGTCAGAAGAGGCCCTCCTTGTTCTGGACTTACTGTTCGACTCTCCCAGAGAGTTCAAGGCTTGCATCCTAAGACCTGAACTCAGTGGGAAAGGTGTGATCAAAGCAATCCACGAAGCTTTACGCAAACTGGGATGGAAATGGGAAAAGATCTACATAACGACGAAGGAAATCCGAACACTCCTAACATTGTAATTCAAGTCCTTGATCCTATCGAATGTTCGGTAAGTAAAGAGAATGGTATGCTACTTCGTCCTTGTCTCACATACCCCGCATCTTACTGGAAAGATGGCAAGTTTCATAAAGAAGAGGTTGAGTATGAGCAGGAAGCGTTCACCTATAAGAGAGGAGACAATTGGCGTTTTCTTACTGGCCTCCTCCCACGAATCCGTAAGTACTGTCAAGCTCAAGACCTACCCCTCCAAATACTCGGAGAAACAACCACAGTTCCTGATTATGAAGAAACACACGCTGCTGGGAACTACACACTTAGGAAAGATCAATTTGACTTAGTAAACAAGGTACCTCTCTTATTAAGAGGGGTAATAAAAGCACCTACGGGGATGGGGAAAACAATCATCCAATTAGGCATATTTGAGTGGTTTCATAACTCCACTGTTCTACTACTTGCTCACACCTCCAACATTGTCATACAAACAGCCAAAAAGTTTGATGAAGAAGGGTTTGACGTTCAAAGGATAGGGGGTGGTAAGCAATTCAGTGGAAAGTTTACATCTGACATAGTTATTTCCACCCGCCAATCGTTTGCAAAGATCAATCCCAAGCTGTACTGTGACCATTTCGACATTGTAATGATAGATGAGACCCATCATGTATCTACCAAAAGTGGTCAATATGCCAAGATCCTGAAATCATTATTATGTCCAATAAGACTGGGCTTTACTGCTACACTCGAAAACGAAGAAGTCAAACCCCAAGCAGCATTCACCTGCGAAGGATTCCTTGGACCCGTAATCGGAGAAGTTACAATGGAAGAAGCTCAAAATCTTGGCATTCTTGCAAAGCCAAGGGTTAAACTGAAAAAATCACCAGAAAGTAGTTCCATTAGAAGGCTGACAAAATACCCCGATGTGTACCAAAGTGGCATTGTTGCCAACTATGACAGAAATCGAATCATAATGGATTCCGTCCATGAGCATGTTGTCAAAGGAGATACTGTCCTGGTATTTGTCAAAACAATCCAACATGCTGGAAGACTGGAAAGTATGGCAAGAGGATACAAATCCCTGAAAGACTGTACAAAGGTTGTCAAGGGAAGTGTATCAGCCACAGTCAGAGAAGACACAAGGCTGGCTCTCGGCGACAAGACAGTCAAATGTGTAATCTCCACAGTTGTATGGCAAGAGGGCATAGACGTTCCCTCCCTCGATGTCATCTGGAATGCTGGTGCAGGAAAAGACGAAAAAGACACCCTACAAAAAGTAGGTAGAGGATTGAGAAAAGCTGACGGCAAGGAAGAAGTGGTCATCTATGACATATTTGATCCTTCACATCCTTACTTGGTCAAACATTTCGGTCACCGAGTTTCACTATATATGGATAATGGGTGGCTATAATTGGGAAGATCTGTACACGAAAATCATGAAGGAACCAAACGATGCGAATAGTAACTGCCACATTGATTAAGGGAAAAACAGACGATGGGTTGGTGGAATGCTTTGACGATGTACTGTTAGGAAAGAAGTATCAAGTAGACGCTGATAGCATCCGTATGGAAGAGGGCTATAACTACATAAAGAATAAGGAGTGGAGACGTGAGGTTGTAAATGATGTAGAAGAGAATGGTGCATGGCTTCCCACTGAGATTCTTGATATTGAGCTATAGAAAGGAGCAATCATGGCTGAAGTAATCTGTGAAACCTGTGGAAAGATCGTCCCAAACTACATCCTCCCTCAAGGCAAAGTATTGGCAATGTGTCCCAACTGTGTTCAGATTGCCTGTCAGACGGTAAAGAAGAAGAAAAAGAATCCCAAATTGAAAAGGTGAACTTCAATTGGCTGATATAGCAGAAATCCGAAAAGCCCTCATGTACTTCAATGTGGAAAATTACTTGAGGGGAAGAAGTATTCCTTACTCTACTGATGGGAAAAACATCTCCCCTGGGTATCTGGGCGTTAAGTGTCCTTTCTGTCCGCCTTATGATCCTGACCCCTCCCTCCACTGTGGGATACACAAAACCAAAAACAATATGTCCTGCTGGCGGTGTGGAACCAAAGGCACCGTATTGAAATACATAATGAAGATGGAAAAGGTCAGCATAAACCCAGCATTAGAAATCATCAAAGGCTTTGGTAACCTATCAGTAACTCCCCAAGGATCGGGGGCGAAGACACCCCTCCAGAATACTCTCAAAATCACAATACCAAAAGAGTTTACCACTGAGATACTTCCTGGTCACAGGAACTATCTGGAAGGTAGAGGATTTGATGCTGATTTTCTCTATGACAAGTACAAACTCCAGAGTTGTGGGCCTGTGGGCAAGTACAAACTCCGCATTATTGTCCCATTCTTCCTCAATGACAAGATAGTTACCTTCACTGCAAGGGACATCACTGACCTGGCTGAAGAGAAATACAAGCATCTGGAAATAGAGGAAAGCATCATCCCACCAAAACAAATTGTGTACAACATAGATTCCGCGGATGATACTCTAATCATAGTTGAGGGGGTGACAGATACCTGGCGAATGGGTGATGGGACGGGGGCAATTCAAGGTTTAACTATTACACCTCAACAGCTATACATGATAGTCCAGAGGCAATTCAAGAGGATATTTGTCTTGCTTGATGCAGGAACCCGTGACTTAGGATTGAAATTAGCCTACAGCATATCCCCTTTCGTGTACGATGTAAACATGTGGGAATTACCCGAAGGTGATCCAGGAAAACTGAAAGAGGATGATGTCAAATCTATAAGGAGAGAAATTTTTGGGAGGATATACTGATGCATGAGGAAATCATTGAAAACATTGTCTTCCTTGCGGAAGAGATATCAAAGGAAGAAGACAACCATACCCGAGCGGCCAGGTTGTATGCTGTGCAACGGAAAATCGATGCTGCCATAGGAAAGAGGATGGCTGAAATGAACGAGGAAGATAATCAGGGGTGTTAGGATTTCTCGCGCGCGCGCGCTGAACGCAAACGGTGGTAGGTAACCGCCACCATTCAGTGGAGGACGGGGTTGAAACAAATCGAAATTATTGTCAATGAAAACGGTGTAGTTACATCAGTCCGTGGAATCGAATCCGAGCCAGAAAAAAACATATGTATTACTAGTTATGTATTAACTAAAGAACTAAGAGAAAAAAGAAGTAATAAATATACTTACGAAGTAAGTATTACAACTTTTTCGCAGACGAAGAAAAACCCTCGCCTGAAGAGAGGTAGCCTTGATAACCAGAAGAAAGTTGAGGTAAAGAAAAAGACTCTTGAAAGACCGAAGCCAGCCAAACGTAAAAGAACTGTACCTCAATACATGCAACCGTTCATCGATTACTGGGATGAGAAGGGAACCATGAAGCACGTTGACACCTCAACTAATACTTACCGAAAGATAATACAAACCTTGAAGAAGCTGTTGAGAGGTACAATGTACAACGAGGTAGATATATACAAGAAATATAGGGATCACCCTTTCACCTTCTTAGAGTTCAAAAAGGCGGTTGATAGATTGAATCTTGCAGCTACAAACCCTTTAGTCTTACCACGAAATAAGAAGATTGTAAGGTTGAGTTTACCTGCCTTTCTATTCAATGAGTATGGATTTGATAAAATGTCCATGAGCTATTTCCTGTTTTTTCTTGAAAACGAACCTGAAAGAACAGTGGCTAAAGATGATGCCCTTACCACAGAACTGATAAGGAAGTACACTTTGAATGTATTGGGTGGGGCAAATGCAAGAATCAGTGCCATTGACCATGACAAGTTCTCTGCCTCATCTTCAAGTTTGAGGTCATTCTTTGAAAACAACAAAAGCAAAATCAGTCCCAATTTTACAGTATCAACCAAGCGGATGGCTAATTGGTTGTGGAATGCAATCTATGCAGACGTGGGGGATAGTATGACGATATCCCCTGGTTTCTTTTCTTCGAACAGAACTTTCGAATTTCGATTGCCCTCATACCTCAAAAAGCAAGCCATACTCCTTGCGGCACCAAAGAAGAAATCGTTAACACAACTAAACCGAGAAAGGAGAGAAAAATGAGATTTGTCAATGGCAGGAGTGAAGTGAAGAGAGGACAGTACTATGCCGACCACATCTTCGAAATGCTTGGCGACTACGCCGACAATGTTGTGATAGCCGGAGGCTTTGCTCGGTACATGTGTTCGACAGACGTTGAGGCTGAGGTTGTCCTCCCAGAAGATATCGACCTCTTTCTTCTGGATGAAACGTACTACAATGAGATCACAATGGCCTTGGTCGAAGGTCTTGGGAGAGAAGCTTATTTCACAACCGACAGGTCTATGTCTTTCAAGCCGAAGGCTACCCGTTTCCCCAAATGGGAATTTGTGGTGCAATTGATTACCCCGAGAGACGAACCAACATTTGTCACATACGGCACAATCGATCAGATTCTTGATTGCATGGATTTGACAGTGTGTATGATTGCTGTGGATAGTCAATTCAAAGTCACAGAAAGTGAGCCATTCTGTGCCCATGAACTTGAAAAGTGGCTGAAGGTTCACAATTCGAGGAACTGTCCTGAAACCATCAAGAGGATTATCAAATACACTGGCAAAGGATACAGCATCGATATGATCGAAATACTGAAGATCATGGATCAATATGCATTGGTGGATCCGGGAGGAAGAGACAGCATGGCGTTCGAAGCAGTGAATCATGATGGAGACTCATAAGGAGGAGTAATGGAAAACATCTTGCGATTAGATGAATCAGAGGTTCGAAAGATAATAAGAGACCATCTTGAAAAAGAGGGATACAAGGTGGAGAACGTGTCTCATGATGCTATTGGCATAGATCCAAAAAACCCTACGCCGAAAGTCTTCTTCAAAATCACAGGCTCTGAGAAGTTTATCCATGTAGAATGCATAGTCGAATCTCTTACGCCATCCACACAGGAGTAATTCATGGCGATTTCGCCCATCAAGCAGAAAGTTGATACCACGATTGAAAAGAGAATTGTCGTAGGGATGATTGTCAGTAAACAATACCTGTATGAAATTAGGAACATGATCAATATTGGGTATCTTCAAAGTGCATTCACCCAGAGAATAGCTAAATGGTGTATAGAGTACTTCGACACCTACGAAGATGCCCCTTTCTCTCACATTCAGGATGTGTACAACAAAGAGCGACTGATCCTGCCTGTAGAGGAAGCACAACTGATAGGCAATCTGCTTTCAAGTCTGTCGGATAAGTTCGAACAGGAGAAAGATCTGAATGTCGAATACTTGGTAAGTGATACCATTTACCTCTGCAAAAAGCGACAGCTTGAAATAACCGTAGGGAATATACAAGAATTCCTTGCCAGAGGCACAGAAGAAGATGTCAAAAATGCTGAGGATGAGGTACTAAGCTATACAAAGATAGCTAAATCAACCTCTGCTTGGGTCAATCCTTTTGACCAATCATCGGTAGACAAATTGTTCAGGGAAAAGGAAGAAGACTTTTTCAGGTTCCCTGGACAACTTGGTGACTTCCTCAGGAATATACAAAAGGAGTGGTTCGTTGGGATATCTGCACCATTTAAAAAAGGCAAGACTTGGTTCTTGGAAGAGTTTGGTGTTGTGGGAATACTATCCCATCTTAAAGTAGCCTTCTTTTCTTTGGAAATGAAAGAAACCCAGATGAATGAAAGGATATATAAACGCCTCATGTCAACTTCTGACGAAGGTGGAATATTCATTTATCCTTGCTTCGACTGTAAAAAGAACCAATTCGGTTTGTGCTCAATGAAGGAAAGGGAAAACTTCATACCACTGGTTGATGGTTATGATCCAGATGATGAAGATTCAGTGGAACCAGATCTTCCAGACTATGATCCAAAAAGTGATTACAAACCTTGCACATACTGTAGGACAAAACGTTACGACCAATATGAAAGAACCACTTGGTACATTGAACATGAGAAACCAGCATTCTCCCATGCAAATGTATCACAAGCTATGGCTGCCTTCAAAAGGCAATATGGAAATTACTTCAGAGTTTTTGCATACCCAAAATTCTCAGCCAATGTCAGTGACCTGGAACGAGATCTGAATGTTTTGGAAAGGACTGAGGGGTTCATACCAAGTATGATCCTTGTTGATATGGTTGACAATCTAATGCCTGAAAGGGAAAACATGCAGGGTGTATCAAAAGAAGATGAGGCATGGATGTGTCTTGCTCGACTCGCAGGTAGAAGAAAAGCACTGGTAGTAACTCCGACACAGGTGACAAAAGAAGGTCTTGAGGCTACACAAGTGACCCAGAGACATACAGCCAGATGGGTCGGGAAGCTTGGTCATGTTGATGCAATGCTCACCCTCAACCAGACTTCTGAGGAAAAGAGAAAGGGAATCATGAGAGTTGGCGTAATGGCTCACAGACATGAGGATTTCGATGAAGGTGATAGTGTAACGATTCTACAGCAACTAACCTTAGGTCAAGTACATCTTGACAGTCAAAAGTGAGAGAAAACAATGGGAATAGATAAGTGGGAAGCCAAATCGGAAGAAGGACTTGACGAAGCGGAGGCGGGTCGAACCCTCTCCTCACAACTGGTTTACATAGGAATAGCGAAAGCCATATGTTCTGCTATTTTTGCACTCGCTGAAGCTGTAGAACATACAAAGGAATAGCAATTCTATCAGCAGAGAGACACACAGAGACATCGGAAAAGTTTCTGAGTACACTCACAAGCGTTTTCGATTTGAAGCTCTTAAAACGCAAATGAGAGAGAGGTCTTAAATGAAGAAGAATCCAAAATACATAAAAGGTGTTACAGTGCAATGCAAGAACTGTGGATGGTGGGGAGAGTCCAAACATTGTGGTGTAATGCCAAGTGAACGGATGGAAGGAGAGTCTTGGTGTATGACTTCTTCTCCTACACAGTTTTTTAAACCTAAGAAAAAGAGGAGAGAATCATGATTTTAGGAGCCACGTTTCATTTCGAAGCGGCACACCGGTTGCCCAAATACGACGGAGATTGCAAAAATCTCCACGGACATTCGTACAAAATGGAAGTAAGGATAGAGGGGCCTGTTGATCCTGACACTGGAATGGTGATGGACCTCAAAGAACTGAAGTCCCTTGTCAACAAGGCTGTAATTGAAGAACTTGATCACTCCCTTCTCAATAATATTATCAGCAACCCGACGGCTGAGAATATTGTCAGGAGTTCCCTTCACCGAATACGAATATCCTTTACAACGTCAGTCAGTCATCGAATCAATCTGATCTCCATTAAGTTGTGGGAGACTGAGGGCTGTTTCGCCGAATGGAGGTGTGATGCGGGTATATAGCTTATTCAACTCAATCGATGGCGAAGTCAATCGTTATGGGCAAGGAACTCTCACTACATTCATCCGTGTGGCGGGATGCAACCTGAGATGCAAACACTGTTTTGGGATTCGTGAAGGAAGTAGAATTCCAAAAATAACAACATTGCGTGGACCCAACAAGAAATTGAATGAAGTTGTTCCTGGGGATGTGCTGATAACCTATGACACCAAAGGTGAGTTGGCGGAAACAACGGTTGTGGAAACTACTAATCGAGAAGTAGATCAATGGTTGAAAATGAAAATAAATGGCAGGGTATATTTTGTTACCGAAGAGCATCCTTTTTTTACAAGCAAAGGCATGATGCTCGCCAAGGAATTACAGGAAGGTGATATGATATTACACTCATCTCCTGAAGAAAAGTTTTCCTTTTCAAAAATAGGGAGTAAGAATCCCATGAAAAGGAAAGAAGTTGCCCAAAAATCAGCTTCAAATACTGATTATGTTTTAATGGGAAAGGAAGTCTCAAAGACAATCCAAAAGAAAAAAGAGTCTGGAACATATGTGCCTGTTTGGGATCTTTTATCTAAGGAAAAAAAAGAAGAAATCAGAAAGAAACTTTCCATATCGAAATTGGGAAGCAACAATCCTAATTGGAAGGGAGGCAGTAGAACACCTAACTATGACTATTTATCTGATTTGTGTCGTGAAGGCGCATTGAATACATGTTTCGATTGTATGGAAGAAACAAAAGTAATTCCACATCATATTGATGGCAATCAAGAAAACGATTCGTTGTCAAATATATCCATTATTTGTAACTCTTGTCATAATGTCACCCATCATAGGGGTTACAATTTTTGGAAGGGGGACAGAAAAGATGGAAAAAACCTGACAATTGAAAGTCAGTTAAGGATGTTGAAACTAAATGGTTTTGAAGTACAAAATATAAAGTCAATTGACAGGAAGCAATTCCCACCTTCTATAAGACCAAAACCATTGAAAGTTTACAACTTGTCTTGTACCCCACACAATACCTACTTGATCGACAATATGTGGGTACATAACTGTGATACAACCTACGCTCTTGAAAAGAAACCTCAGATGCACAACGATGTCCTGCTCTTTCAGCTTGAAGAGATTGGTTGTCAGAAAGTGACAATCACGGGCGGAGAGCCTTTGATGCAAGGGGGGTACTTCCTCGAAACTGTCCGAATGCTGAAACGCTATGGATACACAATCACGGTCGAAACAAATGGCTCCTACAAACTCATTGGAAATGAGTATGTCGATGGTTGGGTTGTTGACTACAAACTTCCAAGTTCAGCAGTTGACCACAGAATGATGGAATTGATCTTATTTCGGGAATTAAGAGAAACAGATTTCGTCAAGTTCCTCATTGCAGATTACAACGATTACATTAGAGCCCATCGAGTGCTGAACGATATGGAATCTATTGGGGTTAAAGCCCAATTTGCATTCTCCCCTGTTTTCGGGCTGTTACCCGCCCCAACCCTGCTACGATGGATGAAAGAAAGCTACCTGTTCCATGTCAAATTGAACACACAGATCCACAAGTTTCTCGCACTTGAAGAAGATTCTTAACCTTTTTTGCGGAAAAATTTCTGCATCTCGAAAAAGTGTGATATAATAGAAGCAAACGGGAGCAATGTACGACAACACAAACCCAATACAAAGGAGTAAAGATCATGGAAAGAAAAAACGTAGAGGCAATCGACTATGCAGCCGTCAAGGTTGCAGTAAAGGCAATTAACGATGACGCAAAGTTTGTGGAACTGCTCGGCGGGAAGATCAAGCTTGTCGGCGCCAAGAAGGGAGCGGTAATTGATGCTTTCCAGGCGGCGGTGATCAAACTTGATGATACGAAAGACGCCCCCGAAATTCCGGACCCCATCGTTGATGCTTTTAACAACATGATGGTCGATGACACAGCAGACGGCACCGAGAATCCTCCGGCCGCCGAAGAGGAAACCCCTGATCCCCCGAAGAAGGAAGACCCCCCGGCTAAAGAAGATCCCCCGAAGAAGGAAGACCCCCCGGCCAGGAAAGACCCTCCGATGCGGACCGCTAAGTCGATGGCTCGCAAAGAAGATCTCCGGAAGTTCATCGCCGAAGGCAAGCACACCAAAGTCGAGATCTGGGAGGCAATGGAAAAGCTGCATCCCGAATTTAAGCGATCCACGGTGATGACCTACATTTCCGACGGCAAGAATCCGAAGTACAACCCGTTTGACTTGCCGGTGGAGATCGATGACAAGGGTATCGTGAAATTCGGTGCGAAGGGGTAAATCATGCCGAAAAGAGCCGTAGTTCTCCTAAGTGGAGGCCAAGACTCAACAACCTCCTTGTTCTGGGCTCTTGAGCATGGCTTCGAATGTGTGGCGTTGACTTTTGCTTATGGTCAACGTCATGCTATTGAGGTTGATTCAGCTAAGAAGATTGCCAGCATAGCAAAGGCCCCCTGGTTCTGTATTACTACAGATATCATGCAAAGTGTTGGGAATTCTGCTTTACTCTCCAAAGGCCCAGTTGAAGAAGCTCACCCTAACAACCCATCATTGCCTGCATCATTTGTTCCTGGCAGGAATATCATCTTCCTGACACTTGCAGCAATGTTCGCCTACAAGCACAAGATCAAGAATATCATTACAGGAACCACAACTTCAGATTTCTGGACTTATCCACCAATAAATTGGGATTGGTTGAGTGGTTTCTGGGAAGCTGAGGGGTGGTTCTCAAGAGGAGTGGCTGGATCAGACAGAAAGAAAATCCCCACAATCGGATTGTCACAAAATGATTTAGGAATAATTGAGAGAATCCAACAATTCCTTGTCGAAGAGTTAGGAGTAACTTGTCATGTATACCCAGACAAATCGAAGAAATCAGGAAATGTCAATTATGTGTTGACAATCAATTACAGGAAGAACGTATTTCCTGTTATGGAAAAAATATACCCAAAGCTCTGTTCAAAAATGAAGAGACGCCAAGCCAGATCAATGTTTCGTCAATTTAATATGGATATTATATCCCCATTTCCAAAAATCAGCTGGGATTGGTTGAGTGGTTTCTGGGAAGGAGATGGCGGAGTAGGAAAAAGGAAATACACAACAAAAAATGGAGTTACTGTTTTTTATCCTAACTACATGTTCTACCAAAACAACCTGCATCTTCTGAAAGATATCAAAAGATTCCTTGGAAAAGGGTATGTAAATAAACCAGAGAAGACTTTGTACGTTTCTGATGGAAATATTACCCAAACCGTCTATCCACAAATTAACCCCCGAATCAGAATGAAAACCTCAAAGGAAAAACTTAGCAAGGTGTATGTTGAATTACAAATGAGCCAGGAGTATCTTGGAGCAGCATATCCTGATTGCACCCCAGAATTCATGTTCAATATGCAAAGAACTTTGAGGAAAGGGATTGATAAAAAAACTACAATACACACCCCGTTAGGATATTTAACTAAAACTGAATCAGTGAAGCTGGCACAAACAATTCCTGGCTGTATGTCTGCCCTGGCATGGTCTCACACTTGCTATGAAGGACAAACAGTACCTTGTAGGAAATGCCCAGCATGTGTGTTAAGAGCAAAAGGCTTTGAAGAAGCTGGGGTGCCTGATCCACTGATTGAAAGGTTACATCCAAATGAAACATAGTCCTTCGGACCCTTATACTGGTCCTGTACACCATTACGTTGCCCTTATGATGCAAGCTCTGGGATTGGACATGACAGATCCCAATATGGAAGATACTCCTGAACGAATCGGTCGGATGTACTTCCAACTGTTTCGAAACGTCGGCAAAGAGTTCGAAGGGTGGACGGTTTTTCCGAATGAAGTTGTTGCCGAAGTGATGGGAATATCAAAAGAACATCCCATTTCTCAAGAACGGAGGAACAATCAGATAATAATGCTCGACAATATCCATTTCGTATCCACCTGCTCACATCATTTTCTTCCTTTCGTAGGCAAGGCTTGGGTGTTGTACATTCCGGACAAAGTCCTTGTTGGAGCATCCAAACCTGCAAGATGCATTGAACATTATGCGGCGATGCCTCAAATTCAGGAAAATCTTTGTGGGGATGTCTTGAGCAGCTTTGTCAAACATGCCAAACCTCTTGCCTGTATGGTAATGATGAGGGCCATTCACCAATGCATGAGTTGTCGTGGTGTCAATCAGTATGGTAATGCTGGGATGACAAACTCAGCTATTCACGGAGTATTCCTGTCAGATTCCTCAGCAAAGGCAGAAGCATTGGAAATGATCAAGATATCAATGATGTAACTTATGGGGCAGTGGCGAAAACAGTGTGTCGGCGGTGCGCTCCTTCATCTGGGCCCTCCTCGCCGACGGTAGACGCACACTGAAGGACTCACGTTAATGGGAAATTCAGTGATTTCAAGCCAAGCATTTAACGGTGCTAAAAGGACGCCGGGATTGACCGTCCCGGAGGTGACAGACTGGCTAACTGTCTGAGGCGTTTGGCCAAGTGGTCTAAGAAATGAGGGTTCGAATCCCTCCTGCCCCAACCCATTGAGGAGATAGCATGAATGACGATGTAAAACACCTCAAACAGTTAGGTTCAAAGGAAACCGATGAAATGTCCATACTGTAAAAAGCCAAACTTCGTTCCCAATGTTGTTACCTACAATGCTGAAGTATACGGTGGAGGGGTGTTTAGGTTCTACTGCATACATTGTAGGAAAGTAGTGAAGATATCAGCGAAACGGGTTGTAAGATTTGGAGAGGCTTCCAAGACAAACGGTGATCCAGATTGGGAGTACAGAGAAACATAATGAGTGTAATCGAAATGGTAGAATATGAATGATGACGTAGAACACCTCAAACAGTTAGGTTCAAAGGAAACCGATTACAAGTATTCCAACCCCGGGCCGAACATGCTCGAAACATTTGACAACAAGTACCCCGACAGTGACTACACCGTAAAGCTTGATACGGTAGAGTTCACCTCATTGTGTCTTGGAGGCAACACTTTCATTGACATAGCTACCAATGAAAATGACTATCCTTGTGGTGTTCCTATCAAAGATCTTGTTGGAACTGAGGGAATAGTATTTTCATTTGACAAAGATCGAAATGTTCCTGTAGCAAAACAATACCATAGCGTAAGAAAGACAAAAAGAAATGCCATGATGGTTAGAATACATTTTGAATTGTTCAAAGGAATTTCGTCAAATAGGCAGAAGGAAAGAAAGTATATAGATGTTACTCTAAACCATTTAGTTTTGGTTCGAAGAGGGTGGGGAGTTTACAATTGGGTGAAAGCAAAGAAACTCAAAAAGGACGACCAGTTGGTTGTAGATCAACGAAGTTCGGACTTTATTAGAGGAAAACGAAGACACAGATTGGTAGCAGAAGAAATTGTAGGAAGATCATTATCAAAAGAAGAAATTCCCCATCATGCTGATCTATGTCATAACAACAATACTCCATCAAATATTGAGGTTCTCCCAAACAATAGGGAACACACTAAACTACACAGATTGATTCAATATGGATGGGAAGACTCATTAGACATAAGCAAATTGGTTGCTGAATATAATAAGGGTGAAAATATACACTCTCTTGCAAAGAAGTATGGGTGTGATTATTCTACAATCGAATCAAGGATTGGTCATTTGGTAGAAAAACGAAGTCAATCAGCATCTTTGAACTTGAAACATAAAACAAGAATGGACTCCTGTACCGAAGAATGTAGAAAATACTATGAACAAGGTTATGATATATATACTTTAGCTAATTATTACAATGTACACCCAACCACAATCAGTTCATGGGTAAAACGAGCAGGAGGAGAAATTAGAGAATCCAATCAATCAAGACTGTTGAAATTGGAAAGAAATTTACTTCCGTTAAACCACAAAGTTAAATTCATTGAATTTATAGGAAAAGCTGATGTGTACAATATGGAAGTAGAAGATACGGAATGCTTTTTCGCTAATGGGATAGTAGTTCACAACTGTCCAAAGACAGGACAACCTGACTTTGCGAAAATCACTGTCGAATATACCCCAGCTAAACTGTGTCTGGAAACCAAGTCTTTCAAGCTGTACATGTTTGCCTACAGAAACCACAGATCATTCATGGAGACAATCACCAACAAGATCCGCCAGGACTTGGTAATAATCCTTCAGCCAGTATATCTGGAAGTTCATTCAGAGTTCAATCCTCGTGGTGGAATACACTTGGACGTTCTCACAAAGTATCAACGTCCACCTATGTAGACTATGACTAAAACTGAAATCATGCTTGACTCAGGTGCATACTCCGCCTGGGCAAAGAAAGAGCACGTTGATATCCATGCCTATGCCAAATTTGCTATGGAGTATCTGGACTGCTTTGATTACATTGTCAATCTGGATGTCATTCCTGGTGAAATTGGGCTTAAGGGTACATATATAGGTGAGGGTGCAATCGAAAACGCATCCAGGGAAGGGTTTAGGAACTATCGAACCCTTCTCAAACATGGAGTACCAGCAGATAAATTAATCCATGTCTTTCACCAAGAAGAAAAATTCGTGTGGCTTGAGCGAATGGTGAAGATTATGGATTTCATTGGCCTTTCACCAGCCAATGATCGATCAACGAAGGAAAAGATTGGATGGCTGAATCAGTGCATGGATTACGTCACAGATGGGGAAGGGCTCCCTACAGTGAAGTTTCATGGATTTGGCGTCACTTCGATTCCCATCATGTATCGATATCCCTGGTACTCTGTTGACAGTGGTAGTTGGATGCAGTTTTCGAAATATGGAGCCGTTCTTGTACCTCGGTATGAGAACGGTTCCTACAACTTCAGAAAGAATCCTTTCGTAATATTCCTGTCTGGTAGATCCCCACAAAAGAAACTTGAGGACAAGCATATTGATTCCTTACCCCCAATGCTGCAAGACAGGATTTTGGAGTACTTTGAATATCAAGGGTTTTCTCTTGGTACATCTGAATGGACAGATGATGAGAAAGAGGTAGTCATTCGATCAGGACTATGTAATGACCATAAATTGAGGGATCAACTGAACCTTTTCTTCTATGCAGAGGTTGAACAGAACATACCTGAATGGCCTTGGAAGTACAAGCCTACGAAAAGGACTTTGTTCGGATGAAAATATTCTTTGCTGGTAACTTTCCCCAAATGAAAGATCCAGAACTTGAAAAGGCTATGCGTGATATCGTGTTGAAGAAATTTCCAGTCTACAGACGTTTGGTTTCCTTTTACTTTGTCGATGACATACAATCCGTAGTAAATATGAGGAGGAAAGAAAATGAAGAGACCTGATCTTAATAGAATGAAAGGCTTAGCTCCCACCAATCCACGATGTCAGGAATATCTTTTGAAGCTTATCGAGTACATCGAATCGAAGGAAGCAGAAGCCTTCGACTTTGATCCCCATAATACTCACCTGGATGAAACTATTGACTACCTCAACGTCGGTCCCACTGTTAAGTGTTCCCAGTGCCACAAGCTACACAGTAGCTTTTCCGAAGACTTCTTCACCTTCTATGGAAATGTGTGCATCGGTCTCAAAGGCGGAATGATTGGCAACAACATTGTGGGGAATCGGGTCAAAAGAATCACAATTCTGTGCCGAAAACCTGAATGTATGGAGTATCTCACCAAACACATAGCAACATAAGGAAGAAAATAATGCCAACTTATCTTTGCAATGAAGGACACAAACACAAGTCCCAATGGGCTGCCACGAACTGCCATTGGTGTAAGAAAAGAGAAAGGAAGGATCAAATAGAATACCAAAAACAAAGAGGAGTAAAACATGGAAGTGAAGAGGAAGGATCTACTTGACATACTGAACAAAGTGAAGCCAGGTCTTGCAACAAAGGAAATAGTCGAAGAGATGACACATTTCCTTTTCACTGGTAAAGATGTCATAACCTACAACGATCGGTTGTGCATCCATCATCCTTATGAAACCGACTTTGTGGGATCGGTTGAAGCCAGCAAGATGTACGAAGCTTTGACCAAGATCAAATCTGAAGGGGTTGTGATTCAGGTGGTGGAAGCAAAGGGAGGAGATGGTCTTCCGTCTTCTATTGTAACCTCATCAGGCAAAAGCAAGGTTTCCTGTTCACTTGTTCGGAATCATGCAGTATTCAAACAAGCCAAGAACCTTACAAATGAGCTTGCCGAGATCGATGACTGGATTGAATTGCCCAAAAAGGACGACTTTCAGAAGGGTGCTTATCTTTGCTCCTTTTCAGCAAGCAAAGACGAATCCTCAGGAACGGCAACCTGCATCCGAGTTGAAGAGAATATCATCTGGTGTGGTGATCAGGACAGAACCAGTAGGTACAAACTTAAAACGCCCATGGGATCGTTCATGATCAAAGCAAGTATCATTCCAACAATTCGAGACTATTCCTTCACACATTACTTTGTCACCAAATCCTGGGTACATTTCATAGATGAGGACAATCTGACTCTCAGTGCCAGAAAAATAAATGGAGAGACACTCGCCTATGATCGCTTGTTTGAGAAATTCCAGGGCACTGACATAGAGTTTCCCGACGATTTGAAGAATGCCATCGACATATCCTCTATCATGAGTTCAGGTGATACTGCCGCCGAGAAAGCAATCTCCGTGACGATAGAAGATAACCTCATAACTTGTGAAGGCAGACAGGATGGGGGATTCTCAACCAGTGAGTGTGAGATTCAATATGTAGGAGACAGGATTGAATTCCATATAAATCCTGTACTATTGTTGGAAGTTTTGACAAGATCATCCACAATCTCTATAGGTAAGTACATGGCAAAGTTCTCCGATGAGGAATTTAGTCACCTTCTTGCTTACAAGGTGGAATGACGATGGAGCAAATTAATTAATCTCTTTCTACATTCCTTCAAAAGATTTAGGGGAGGAGAATAAAATGGAAGAAAATCAAAGATTGCGGGAAGAGATGGAAAAACATGAAATCGATTGTGTAGCAAAGGTTTCGGAAGAGAAACTTGTTGCCGCTGCCATACACCTTGATACTTTCTTCAATGAGTCCATTAAGACTTCTCTGAAAAGAATGATCAATCAAGGGGAGGATAGGTTCTGGTTTGTACAGTTCCATTCGAGTACTGGTATGGGAATCAGAAACGTTCTCAGAGATGGTGGATTTGGTGAAAAAGAATTGGACATAGAGAATCTTGATTACGTCTATGTCCAGATCATCGAACGTGCCGTGATGGGCAAGAAAATGGAATGGTGGGGGTAAATATGCCACAAGCACTGAAATGTAGTATCGTGGTTATGGGGGGTGTACTTCCTGGAGTAGCGGATAGTAAAGTTACAAGAACATGGAACTTCACCCAGAAAGATTTGGAGAATCCCCCAAAATTCATTGATGGATCAGGTGCTGCTATGAACTATGCAATGCACCTTCAGGATCCATCTCGTTTCAACTGGGTCAAATTAGAATGGATATGGTATTGATATGCCAGGTTTCTTCACCGATGAGGAGTTCGAGAAACAAACCAGATATGAAGTCAATCTGGATGACACGGGTCCACATTGTGATAAGTGTGGATTGAAATTCAGATGTGAATCACCCATGATGACTCACACTGGAAGAGGTGAGAAGAAGTGTCTCATCATAGCTGAAGCCTCAGGTGATATAGAAGATAAAGTAGGCAAACAGTTAATGGGCCCAATTGGTCAGTACTTCCGATCAAGGCTCAAACTACATAGCCTTCAACTTGACAGAGACTTCTGGAAGATCAATTCCATTTGCTGTCTACCCAAAAGAGATGGGAACAAGATAGGCACCCCAACAGATGATCAGATAGCTTTCTGCCGTCCTATAATACAAGAAACCATCAGAAAGCTCCAACCTGAATACATATGGCTAATGGGTGAATGTGCCAACAAGTCATACTTGGGAGAAGACTTCTCCAACACAACTGCTGGTGCATGGCGGGGTCTTTCTTTTCCAGACAGAAAGACGAATGCTTGGGTGTCGAGTCTCTGGCATCCATCATACAGAAAGAGGCAAGACAAAGATCGAAATATCTGCTCCGTCTATGACAGAGACTTGCAGAATGCTATAGCACTACTAAGTAAAGAACCGTTCGACACAGATCATTGGTCGGGTGAAGTAGTTCCCCTCTTCGATCACCAAGAAATAATAGCCCACCTTGACAAACTTATAGAAGAACCACCAGAATACCTCTTTATCGATTATGAAGCTACAGGATTAAAACCATACAAACCTGGTCATAAGATAGTTTCAATGTCCGCATGTGCCGAACCTTCAATTGCATATTCATGGCCTTATCAATATAGAGACTACTTCACTCCTAACCAACAGCAAGAGATAAAAACCAGATGGATCAAAATAGTAACCGAACAAAGATCAAAGAAAGGTGCCCATAATCTCAAGTTTGAGGAAATATGGACGAGGGTGTTCTTTGATGTATCCATAGTCAACTGGCACAAATGTACAATGAACGCCGCCCATATACTGAATCCAAGAAGAGACTATGTAAACCTCAACAAACAAACCTTCCTCAAGTTTGGTATTCGACCATATGACAAACGTGTAAAAACTTTCTTTGAAGCAAGCAAAGGAGATTACAACAGGATTGAAGAAGTAGACCTCAAAGAACTTCTCGAATACGGAGGCTCTGACAGTCTTTATGGTGCTTGGCTTGACGAGATTCAGGACTCTGAATTTGATCAAAGAAGACCTGGAATGAGGGAGGCATATCAACTCTTCCATGAAGGGCTCATAGAGTTTGCTGACATTCAGCACAATGGAATTTGCACAGACGAAGAATATTACCATGGAGAAAATATCCGTATCAAGGAAGAGATAGCCCAACTTAGGAAACATCTACAGGAGGAAACCGAAGAGGCAAAGCTATTTAGAAACAAGACGGGCAGGACTCTCCAGATTAACTCCTCGACTGACATAGGAATCCTGTTCTATGATGTGTTAGGAGTTCCTGAAGTAAGAACACCCAAAGGCAATCTGAAGAGAGATGCGGCTACCATAGAGAAATTTGAACTTCCTTTTGTGGAACAACTTATCCGCATGAGAAAATTGGAAAAGACACAAGGAACATACCTTGCACAATTCAGAAGGGAGTCACACAATGGAAAAATGCATCCCTTCATCGATCTAAATACGGCACGTTCATACCGCTCCTCAAGTTCAAAACCAAACTTTCAGAATGTACCTGTGAGGGATGAAGAAGCAAAGGAAACATGTAGAAGAGGGATTACAGCATCTCCAGCAAACAAAATATTGGAAGTCGATTTTAAAGGTATAGAAGTTGGTATTGGAGCATGTTATCACAAAGATCCAAACATGATTGCCTACATCACTGACAAATCAACTGACATGCATAGAGACTCCGCGGCAGATACTTGGATTCTTCCACAAGAAGAAATCACCGACGATATCAGGTTTTACGCTAAGAATGAGTTTGTATTTCCAGAGTTTTATGGCTCATGGTACAAAGAATGTGCCAAGAACCTCTGGGAGCATCGTCAATTGAAGACTGTATCAGGAATTATTCTGGAAGAACATCTACATGACCATAAAATACACACTCTGGAAGACTTTGAAAACCACGTTCGAGGGGTTGAAAATATACTATGGTACGAAAGATTTCCTGTCTACAGAAAATGGAAAGAACAGGTCAATGAATCATACATCAAACGTGGGTTTGTTGGCACATTTTTCGGATTTGAATGTTACGGAGTCTTGACTCCAAGGAAGGCGGGCAACAGACAAATACAAGGTACCGCCTTTCATTGCAACTTGTGGTCATTGATCGAAGTAGGAAAAGTAAGACGAAAAGAAGGTTGGAAGACAAAGATGATGGGACAGATACATGATTCAATTCTCTTCGACTTGGATCCATCAGAACAAGACCATGTAATAGAAGTTGTAAACCATATCACCACTGTCCGACTCAGGGAAGAACACAAATGGATAATCGTTCCATTGTCAGTCGATTACGAAATCACACCTATAGATGGTTCATGGGTAGAAAAGGAGAAATTAGATGTCATTAAATCTGAAACACCGACCAGAAACGCTTGAGGATTTCGTTGGAAACGAAGCGGGAATAGAAGCACTAACAACCATGCTGGACAGAGAACCCCAAGACAGGAAGCAGGTTTACCTCTTTGTCGGCAAAGCGGGTGTTGGCAAGACTACTCTGGCAAGAATTGTGAAGAGTATGATAGGCTGTTCGGATTTTGACTACTATGAGTATGATGCCGCCAACACGGGTGGGGTTGATTTTGCCAGAGCCATCAAGGAGAAGGCTTACTATCAACCAACGGATGGTAAGTTCAAAGTGATGACATTTGATGAGTGTTTTGGTATCGGAACAATGATTCGAACAAGTATAGGATCGGTTCCGATAGAAGAAATCAATGGTGGAGACTGGGTGGAATCTATAGATGGGTTTTCAAAAGTCTCCCAAACTTTTGAAAACAAAGTGTCTTTGCAAAGAATTGTCAGAGTGAATACATCTGACAAGCCTATTTTCTGTTCCGAAGATCACTTATTCCTCACCCCCACAGGATGGGTTAGAGCAAAAGATCTGAAAAACAATTTGCTATTTCGTTCCTTTAGTGATAACATGCTACTCATTAGTTCACTAAAAGGAGAAAACAATGTTGATCAAACTGAGGCGCTGTCGTATCTGCCGAGAGAACTTTTCACCAAAAGTACACAACCAAAGGTACTGCGACAATTGCAGAAAACCACAATGGGTGCCATGCGAATGGTGTTCCAACCTCTTCTTTCGAAAAGAAATCCATTTTCGATTCTGCTCCCTAAGCTGTGCAGCAAAATGGAACAGCAATCGGCCAGAGATGAAAGAAATGCTGAGGAGCAAAGAACACCGGGAATTGATAAAGAGGGGAAAACATCAATTCATGCAAACAACCCAATTCAAAGAGCAGTGCAAGGCTTCCTCGGAAAGAATGAAGAAAAACAACCCAATGCAACAAGAATCCAGTATCCAAAAAATGTTAGCCACAAAAAGATTGAATGGAACTTTGCACATCTGGCCAGGGCAGCGTGGGGGAAATGGAAAGCACACTACTCCCCAACTCTTGCTTTCGTCGGCATTGGGTTGGGAGATGGAAGTGGCTGTATCATTGATGAAACTCGAACCGGGATATCCCACAAATTACAAAATAGACATAGCGAACACATCTCTAAGAATAGGTGTGGAGATAGATGGAGATGGACACAACAGGAAACAAGCTATATTGAAAGACAAAAAGAAAGAGGAGAAACTGACAGAACTCGGGTGGAAAGTGTTGAGGTTTACCAACCAGGAAGTAATGACGAATCTTTCCAAAGTATTGTTGGAGATAAAGAAAGAACTAAAGGCTTTGTAAAATTTTATGATCTTGAAATCGAAGGCCATCCTTCTTACTATGCAGAAAATACACTTGTTCATAATTGTCACAAACTTACGACACATGCCCAGGATGCTTTACTCAAGATCTTAGAAGAGCCTCCCGCACATGCTTACTTCTGCCTGTGTACCACTGAGCCAGAGAAAATCCTCGCAACTATCAAAAGACGGTGCCACATAACAGCCCTCCATCCTTTGCCAAGTCCCACAATGGTCAGTTACCTCAAAAGCATCGTGGAAAAAGAATTTGAGGAGATCGACCTGGATGAAATGGCACCAATCCTAACTCGAATCAACAAGGCCAGTGAAGGATCTCCAGGGGTGGCCATAGGGCTCCTTGACTCTGTGATTGATATCGAGGAAGAAGAAACAGCCCTTCAAGCCATTGAGGACATCGTGGTCAGTGAAGCTACTGTTGGAGACATCTGCAAAACACTCCTTGACAAAAACCAAGTCAACAAGTGGGAGATCATCCGGAAAAAGCTTCAAAGGTTTCAAGGAGATCCTGAACAGTCTCGCTATGCAATCCTGGGATGGATGAATACAGTACTCTTGTCAGATTACCCAAATCCTCTCAGTGAATTGATCATTCCCTTCTTCACCGATTCATTCATGTACATGAGTGAGGCGGGACTAACAATTGCCTTGAGGGAATGTTGCAAAGTTCTTGACGGAAAGTAGGAATTGACTGATTCTACAATGGTCAGACCTAATTTTCGCACCGCAGAAAAGTGTGCTATAATAGATACAGAAGAGAGTGAAAAATGACTGATAGAGAATACCGCCAGGACATAAAAGTAGACTTCACCAAACTCGAAGAGAACCTTGCAGAACAGGGTAGCCACTATCTGTATTGGGGAGAAAAGTGGGCAGATACAGAGAAACAGGCCAAATTACATAGGCGGAGGCTCAGCCTGACCATAAGAGCAAAGCCGGGTGATTTTGGCCTGCCTCCAAGTCCTTCCGAAGCAGCAGTAAAGGCGAAGATCGAAGATGATCTGGAGTTGATCGATCTGGAACACAAATTGGATGTGTATGAGATTGCCAAAAAAGGATTCGACCATAGAGGCAGGTCACTGGATGGATTGACTCGTTTATACACTGCCGGATACTGGTCTAAGTCTACAGCCTCACAGGAAATGATCGAACAACTGGGATCAGAAGAAAGGCGGAAACAACATATCGACCAGTTGAATATAAGTCGAAACAGAGGCCTAAAGAGATGATAACTATCCAACTTTCAAACTTAGGATTGGGGATAGTATTAGCGGTACTTGTTTTCTTTTGTTTATACCTTGGCACAAAGCTAATTACTTGGGCAAAGCTTGAAACCAGAAGGAAGTTCTATATAACCTATTCACGTAAGGAGGATCCAAATGTCAACATTGAAGGAAAGGATGAAAGCTCAGAGGGAGGCGCTTCTTGCCCGCCAGCAAGAGGCAATTGACACCAAGGATGACATGGGGAAGAGTTCCTTTGGGAGCATCTTTCTGAAAGAAGAAATCCCTGAAGGGATGGAGATCTGGAGGCCAGAGAAGGGAACACACTTGATCGATATCATTCCCTTCGAAGCCGGCCCCCAGCATCCCAAGGAGAGTGAAGGAGAAGTATCGTATGTGGTTGACATTTGGGTTTATACGAGTGTCGGCGCAGGCGGGGAGGTCTTCGTATCCCAGGCAAAGAACTATGGTGAGAAAGACCCCATAGCAGAGTACATCCGTCAGACAACCCTTGAACTGAGTCAGTTCAATGACCTCCGCGCCAAGCGGCGTACTGTCTATTTCGTATGGGTTCATGACAGCCCCGAAGAAGAGGAAAAGGGCATTCAGCTTTGGGAGGTCTCTCACTTCTTCTTCGAACTGAAGATTGACAACCTCAACAAATCCAATCCCAAAGGAGGGTCGATTGCATTCTCGGATCCCTTTGAGGGCATGAGCATCTCCTTCAACATCGACAAAACTGGCACCTACAAAGACAGCCGGGGGAAAGACAGGGACAGTCTTGGCTACACGGGTCACCAGTTCGTTGTCAGAGATGTCAAAGAAATCCCTGATGAAATCATGGCGAAAGTGTTCCCTCTTGACAAATGCATAGAAATGTTTCCAGATTATGAAAGAGTGTATGAAGCCTTCTATGGCCATCCTTATGTTGAAGGAGAAGATGCACCCGCTCCTCAACTGCGAACTCCACCACCTGCTGCTGATGGTGAACCAGGAGGTGATGATGATGGAACTTGTCCCCATGGGCACACGATTGGCAAGGATAGTGACGAACACCCCGAATGCGGGCCTTGTGTGAAATGGGATGACTGTCATGAACTGGCAATGAAAATCAAAGGGGAGGAAGGCCCCGCTGGGGATGATCCCCCTCCTCCGGTAGAACACCCAGACCCCGTAACCACAGAAGAAAGTGCAAAACCGGTAACCACAGAAGAAGTGCCTCCAGTTGATCCCTCAGAGGAAAAGAAGGTCAGCAAGCTGAAAAGGGGTGATGGTGGGGCCGCTAAGAAGAGGAGACGGAGAATAACATAATGAAACTGAAAAGACCTGATGCACCAAAAACAGAAGTGGAGAAACTCGAAGAGGATTTGGTTGCCGATGTAGACGAATTGGATATTACTCCATATGAAGGCAACACAGAGACGATGATCTCCACAGGGTCCACGACTCTTGATTTAGCTATATCAGGTCTGCGGGTTCATGGTGGGGGCATTCCGGGTGGCATTCTCTTAGAGATATTTGGCCCTTCCAGTGCAGGGAAAACAGCCCTGCTGTCTGAAATCTTAGCCTATGTTCAAGCTCGTGGTGGAGATACGATGATACTTGATCCAGAAGCCAGAATGGATAAAGTATATGCCAAGATCTTCCAACTGGCAATAGACAAAAGTAATTACCATCAACCTGACACAGTGAAGGAAGTCTTTGACTTGATAACAAAATTCGATCCGCCAAGATCAGATGTCATCAATGGTATTGGCACTGACTCCCTTGCTGCTCTCTCTTCCGAACTGGAAATGAGTGATACGGGAGATAAGATGGGAATGAGGATTGCCAAAGACTTCTCTCAAGGCCTCAGAAAGACAGCACGAATCATCAAGCAGAACAATTGGATAATTCCTTGCTGTAATCAGATCAGGGGTGGTATGGGATCTGAAGTTACCCCTGGTGGAAAAGGTGTTGAGTTCTATGCCTCCTTGCGAATTAGAATTGGGCCTCCTGCTCAAAACAAATTCCTGACACGAGGCATCACATTCAAAGCGGATCCCAATCAAACTACTGGAACCAAGCAAGAAAAGACATACGGAATCAAGTCCATATGCACTGTCAAGAAAAGCAGTGTCGATGAACCTTTCCGCACCGCCGATGTCTACATTGTATTTGGTCTTGGCATTGACGATACACGTGGTAACCTTCAGTACTGCAAAGACGTGGAGGGTGCCACTCGGTACGACTGTAACACAAAGCCTTATCAATCTATGGAATCCGCTATCGGTTGGATAGAGGATCATGATTTCGAAGAATGGCTCAGGGAGAAAACAATCGATCTTTGGGAGAGAGTACAAACCGCACTGAACAACCCAAGAAAACGAAAGGTGAGGAAATGAAGACACTGGAAGAGATATACGAAGCTATGGATCACCCGAAGTTGAACGAAGGTGTTGATGAAGGCTCATGTTATTTTGGTATGTCCTACGAAGAAGGAGTAATGGAGGCACTTCGTTGGGTTGCTGGAGACATGGAAGATGGTGAATTTGAATATGCGGGAGGGTAAGAAAGTGAAAATAATAGTCGATGCCAATGCTCTCTGTCACAGAGCCAGACATGCTATGGATACTACAAAACTCAGTTATCATGAAATGAGCACCGAAGTAATCTTCAATTTCATAATGGCTCTTCCCATGTTGTCAAAGGCTCTGGACTCTGGTAATTTCCTTTTCGTTTGGGACAGTGGGAGATACTTCCGAAAAGATGTGTATCCCGAATATAAAGTGAGGCCCAAAGAAGAGAAAACCATTGACGAAAAAAAGATCGATGACATTTCCTATGAGCAATTCAAAATCCTTCGAAAGAAAGTCATTCCTGATATGGGCTTTTCCAACACTTTCATTCAGACAGGAATGGAAGCAGATGACATCATTGCTGCTATCACCCTGAACTATCTGGAAGATGACTTTGTGATTGTATCCAGAGACAATGACCTCTACCAACTACTGACTGATCAGGTCAGTATGTATGATCCCATCCTCAAGAAGAAGATAACCAAACACACCTTCATAGACAAATATGGTATTGACCCATCTCGATGGTGGGAAGCAAAAGCCATTGCTGGCTGTTCTACTGACACAGTTGAAGGCATTGAAGGAGTTGGAGAACCCACTGCCATCAAGTATCTCAATGATGAACTTCCCTCCCATCACAAAACATACAAAAGGATCCGAGATAACCCTGACATTGTTGACAGAAACACATCTCTGGTAAAACTTCCCTATGAAGGTACGATTGTTCCCGATATTGTAGAAGATGACCTTATCATTGGGAAGTTCTTGGGTGTGTTTGAAGAATACAACTTCCAATCCCAATTAACGGATGACAGCTTTGCACGTTGGATGAGCCTCATCGAAAGGTATGAATCATGTCCAGACTGAAAAGGCCTTCCCTCGACTCGCAATTGGCAACGCAAAAGAGGCTCATTGAAGACAAAGAAACGACAAGAAAGATGGCCAATCTAAACAAGTCTCGTGGTAGAGGTTACCAAACAACTCTGGCAAAAATGGTGCAAGGATCCAATATCGGAACACTTGGTGGTGAGGATGTTGCCCATGACTGGTTCTCTTTCGAAGCCAAAACTCGAAAGAAGTTTGTTGGAGAAGAAATGATGAAACAAGCGGTGAAGAATAACCCCAGTGCCTTGAAAATGCCTGTTGTTGCCGTACACGTTGTTGGGGAAAAACATGAAAATGACCTCATCATCATGAGGTTCAAAGACTGGTCAAAATTAGCAGTGGAGGAGGGAGTATGACTTCCCCTGAAAAAAAGATATGCTATAAGTGTGAAACCCTGAAAATATGCAACCTTGAAGAAGATGGATGGTTATGTCCTGATTGTAAGATAGTCAGGGACATTGAGAAAGATGCCACCAAACAAATGCCAAAAGGAGATCTGAGTTTCCTTCGATGCACCTGCAAGTGTGGAAACATAACAAAGTATCCATACGAAAAGGAATGGGACTTCCAAGTGATTGGAATGGTTCAGTGGCAGTGCAAACTGTGTGGAAACATAAGCACAATCATAGGCTTCGGTTCTGCTATGTGGCACGGGGGTAGGAGGATACCTGCATGATCAAATCTATCAGACTTCAACATATTCAATCCCACAAAGATACAACCATAGAATTTCCACCTGGTGTGACTGTAATAAAAGGAAAGTCGCACCAAGGAAAGTCTGCCATAATGAAGGGACTCAGAGCAACGTTGACCAATGTCCCTACCATCGACACGTTCAGGTCTCACTTCGCTGGAAAGAAAGCAACTGTATCCACTCTGATAGATTTTGACGACTGCACAGTGGAACGCACCAAAGTTGGCAACACAAATAAGTATGTTATTTCCGATGCTGATGACTCCGAAGAACTTGTGGCAATGAAACGTTCGGAAGTTCCTGAAGAAGTTGCCTTGTGTACACTGATGGATGAGGTTAATCTTCAGGCTCAATTCGACAGGTTCTACCTTTTGCAACAACCTCCTGGAGAAGTCGCAAGAAACCTCAGTGAAGCAGCCAACCTTGACATTATCCGAAGGTCTGTTCATGACGCTAATACTATTGTCAATAGTACCAAAGGAGAGAGAGATAAGCATCAAGCCGAATTGGTAGCTCTTGGCAAGAAGATTGAAGCTGCGGACTATCTTACACCAGCAGGTAAATTGATAGGCACTATTGACGATCTTCTTGCCACCAAAGCCAGAGTCGCTACACGAAAAGAAGAACTCATCCAAACAGCCAGACTGGTCAGACATATCGAATCCCGAATTGTGGAACATGAAAAAGTCCTACGTCTCGAACCTGATGTGCAAACCATCAAAGATCTGATCGTGAAAAGGACAAAGGTTGCTACAAAACACAATAGCCTTATAGACCAATGTGAAAACATAGAACTTCTGGAAAATCGTATATCAGGAAATACTCACTTTCTTGCTGCGGAATCTGAGGTAAATGAGTTAAAGGCTTTGTTCGACAAAGCTAAGGAAATTCGCGTCAAGCGTTCAGGACTCAAAAGAACATGTGACAGTATACGTCAACTCGAAAAGTCGTGCGGATTTGCTACTGAGAGAATATCCTCACTTGATTCAGAGCTTACAGAACTGAGAAAAAGACAGATGAGAGAAGCAGAAACATGTCCCACATGCGGCGCACTGAGGAAAGACTGGCAAACAGAGACACCAGTAATTGGGAGGACTTGATATGTACGATGAAATTTGTAAGGACATAAACAAACGAATATCTGCCCAGATTGACTCACGGTGTGCAACGGATGATGAGGTCCGCATATGTTGGTTAATTACAGAAGTGGACCGACTTAGAAAAATAAGGGACACCTCCCAAAAGATTCTCCAGGATGATTTTTTCAAATTGAGCCAGACCCCGGGCCGATTCAGATTGTGGATAATCAAGAAGATATTCCCGGAGTTCAGCAAATTCGTTGCCATCGTTCGTGAGTACTACTGGACATAACCATTCGTTGGAGCCGACTCCACGGCTCAACTAATCGTTACACAGGGAGGTACTATGTTCCATCTTCATGTTTTGGGTGCAATCGAACGTCAATGGTTAGAGAGTTATGGTGGATCAAAATACAGCAACAGCGTGATGGGCGAGTGGTTC